GTAACCTGTAACCTGTTTGTTTATACAGTATCAATACTCGTCTTCTGACTGATCTTTCGACTCCAGCCAGACCAATTTGTCCCTGATTCCGATCAGTCCAGCATCTTGCAGTCGTGTCTTCGCTCGGCTCCATGCGGTCTTAAATGTGTTCTTATCCTCATCAGTGCACCCCATCTTTGCCCACAATTCCTGCCGCCACTCCTCCAAATTGACGGCCATACGCTGTTTCTTGTCTACAAACTTAATTATTCCTTTGCTTCTGACCACTGTCTCAAGGCAGAGCATCTCCAGTCGCTGGTTTTTGCCGTTTCCAGCATGTCCTTTGGTGGTCTTTGTGTTGGTGTTGAGTGCCTCATCGCTGGCTTGAACCGCCAGGCTAATGGTCGGATCAAAGCCCAAGCTGGACCCGCCAATCTCTACCTCGACCATCTCAAAGCCGATGCGGATGCCGTCCTGGCCGTCCTTCTGCTTGGTCAGGCTGATGATCCCTTTGGGCTGCTCCTCAAACCGCAGGATCTCAAGCTGCGTATCCACGGCCCCAAGCAGGCTTGAGTGCCCTCGCAGTCCTTTGGTGGTGTCCTTGCCGCTGTGGTGCAGCACCATGAGTGCGCATTTCAGGAACTCTTGGATCTTTCCCATGCTGATGGTGAACGACCCCATTGCGTCTGAATCGTTCTCATTCCCGCCACCAAATGCCCTTGCCAGGGTGTCGATGATCACCAGCTTGAACTCAATCCCTGTTGTCTCCACCAGTTGGACCACCGCGAAGATGAGGGCGTTGAAGTCTTCCTGGCTCGATCTCAGGTTGAGTTGATGCCTGACCACATAGATGGGCGCACCTTTGGGCGTGTCGTGGTGAAGCTGGCACGCCTTGATCCTGGCCCCCATCCCGCCAAAGCCTTCCCCGCACAGGTACAAGACTGCGCCTTGCTGGTCAATGCTGTTGCCCATCCACGGCCTGCCTGTGGCGATGGCCTCTGCCATGTCCAGGGCGATGAACGACTTGAATGAGCCTGGCGGACCGTACAGGGCTGAGAACGAGAGCGCGGGCAGGATGCCTTGGATGAGCCACTCGACTGGCTCGTCCTGGATGTCATCCCACGCCTCAATGTTCACGACCTTTGGCGGTTTTGTTTCTTTGGCTGGCTTATCTTGACTTGCTTTGACGGCTGGCTCGCCTTCGAATTCCTTGGCGATGTCTGTTGAATAAGTATCAAGTGGCGGCTGATAAGTATCAGGTGATGGCGCATCCAGCCTCAGCGCACTCAGTCTTTCGGGGACCGTTACATCGTCAATGTGCATCAGCTTGGGCGCGGCCTTGACGATTGATACCAGGTCTTCTCTGCCCTTGTTGTACTGGTGGACGAACTCCCAAGCGTCATCGGCTGGGCTGGGTAGCTGCAAATCCACCACCTTGACATTCTTGGCGATGCCCCAGATTGCTTCCACCGCCTTTTGCGCGTACCGCCAACCGGGTAAGTCGTTGTCGGGCAGGATCACCACATTCGCGCCAGCAAAGTACTCTGTGATGGCCTCCGGCCAGCTTCCCGCGCCGGTGTGAGCCGTTGTTGCTGTCACGCCTATGCTTGTCAGCGCGTCTGCGGCCTTCTCGCCTTCCACGACATAGATGATGCGCCCGGCTGTCTTCGCATCCAGCAATTCGGGCAACTTGTACGGGACGATGCGGGCATCACCAAGACTTGTGGAGCGTCTGCCGTCAGAATCAATTTTGTAGAGCCTATAAGTCTTTCCAGACTCTCCTATCTTGAGCCGCTGCTTGACGAAGACCGTGGTGCGGTTCTCGTCCTGGTACTCCCACTCCTGGTCGAACTTGATGATGGGCAGTGGCTTGATGTTGGCGAGTGGATCGGGTCGCTCTTCCAGCTCTGGTAGCAGGCGCATGTCCTTGATGGTGTTGAAGACATCTTCCTGAGTGCATCCACCATGGCAGTGGAACAAGGGTTTGCCTTCATCGTTGATGCTGATGGATAGGCTTGGATTCTTGTCTCCCTTACCCTTCCCGTGGCCGGGTACTGGGCATGATGCCACCCACTGACCGTTGGCTTTCTTCGCGTTGCCTAGCTGCTTGGCTATTTGTTCTGCTTGCATTTATGTGCTGCCAATTTTTAGAGGAAAAAAAACCGCTGGTGTCACCCAGCGGCACTTGACTGATGTCAGTTAAAACATGTCGTCATCACTGGCGGCCACAGCAGCAACCGCAGGCGTTGGCTTCGCCACTGGTGCAACAAACGGTGCAGGAGCTGGCGCAGCCTGGGCCACGAACTCGGCATCAGACTGGTCCATCCCGGCAGGCTTGTCAATCCACGACACCAGGTTGAATGCTGGGATGCGGGTTGTGCCCTTGCCGATCTTCTCCAGCTTTGAGCCTGTGTACTCTAAGACTGGCATCTTGCCTGGGTTGGCTGCACGCTGTGCCGCGCAGGCCGTGTACATCTGCTCCAGGCCCATGTTGGGGCCGACACCGTTAGAACTCCACTCCACAGTGCCCAGCTCCTTGTTGTAGAACTTGACGATGAAGCCGCGCTTGTGTTCGGGTGATGGCTGAGGACCTTTACGGCCAAGCTCGGCATCAGGGTTCCACTCGCGCACACCGACACCCAAGAGGAGCCAGCCTGTTTGGACGGCATCAATGTCAAACACGACCTTCTTGAGTTGGATTTCCTCGCCCAGGTTGTTGGTCCAGGCGTTGGCTTGGGGTGAGAAGCGGATGTAGTTACCAGAGCCGCCAGCAGAAGAGAGATTTAGCATTTTGCGTTTCGCTTTCAAAAAAGTTAAGGGGAGAGCATTATTGACTCAAGCCGCGATCTCTCGCAAGCGTCAAGCCACTTGATACCTTGGCCGTGAGATCGTCCAAGAGTACTCGTTGATCCTTTGGAAGCAGTTTCTCTGCTGCCGCTGGAGTAATTAGGTTTGTTTCAAAGATGTCTGTATCCGACAAGCCCAGTCGGATCAATTCGGCACGCGCAGTAGATTCGTCCACCCACTTACGGCTGGCGCGTTTGGGTTGCAACTGCCAGCCGGGAACCACCATGCCGTCCTTTTCCATGGCGGCCAAGGCGTGATCTCTGACGGCATCAATGAACTTCTCTACCATAGGTGCGCGGTCCAGGATGTCGCTGATCTGCTGCGGTGTCAGGGCCAGCATGACCTCTTTGACCTCTTCTTTCTTGATGGTCGTGATGTCACGCTGCGCGGCCACCACATCAAAAGATGCCTTTTGTGCCGAGCAAATAGTCTTGGCGGGACACCATTGGCAGGCTGACTCTGATGGCGCGTAGCGCGGAGCCTGGCTCACAGCGTCCTCAATGGCAGGCAGCATGACCTGTGTCTCCCACACGCCCAGCTCGTCAGCCGACATGCGGTGGATGCGTTTGTCGCCATGGTGTGGCTGGATGATCTGGAACTCGACTTCCTTGACGCGCAGCTTGTTTGTCTTGATGGCCCCAAGCGCATAGATCTTCATCTGCTCGCTGTCAGCGTCCACATATCCCCGGCCAGTCTTCAGATCCGCGATGGTGAGCTTTTCTTTGGTGATGGACCAGCCGACCACATCAGCAGTACCTTGCAGGCTGAATGCGGGTGTGTCGTACAGCTTGAAGAGTTGCTCTACCTTGACATGTCCCAGCTCGTCCTGGATGGCCCAAATGGCTTGCAGGTGCTCAAGCGCAAAGTCGCAGTTTTCCTCAGTCATGGTGATGCCTTCAACTGTCTGCCCCACAAACTTCATGGGGTCGGTGTCAAGCTGGAAGCATGTCTCGGCCAGCGCATGGATGGCTGTACCGATCTTGGCGGCCTCACCTGACTCCTGGTAGGGGACAAGGGTTGAGAGCCGCGCTGAGGCGGGACAGGCGATCCAGCGAGATGCTGAGGATGGCCGCAGTTTGAGTTGTTTCATTCTTCAGTGCCTTCATTGATGTTGTTGTTGATGAGCAGGACATAAGCGATCTTTCGCACCTCGTTGCTGGCTGCGTGCCCCAAGTCTTCGGGGTCCAGCAGGCGTTTCAGGAAGACGATGTGCTGCTGATTGAGCCTGCGCTGGCGTTCCAGCTCAGTGCCCAGCCAGATGATGTGCTCGCGCAGGGTTTGGCGTTCTTTTTCATCCATTGTCAGTCCCCGCAGAAGCATGCAATTGCCTCTTCATTGGCATCAAACATGTCAGTTTGATCTGCTGCAAATTGAATCATTGAAGCATAGGATGGACGGTCGGAACGAAACACCGCACCGCTTGGCTTGGACGCCAACGCCAACGCCTCCATTTTTGCCCACCAGATACCACGCTCTGGTTTTTCCGCAATTAGAGATAACACTTGAGCACCGCCTTTTAAAAAACACAAATCGCAATTGCCGTGATAAGTCACGCCATTGATGTTGGGCAGCTCCAGGTCAAAGGGTTGTGCGCGCCAAAACTCGCCAACCGTTTCTTTGGTCACACCAGCCGTGACAAGGGGAATCCTTGACTTGTCTTCAATCTTGGCGGCCCTGCGTTGTTCATCTGCACGCATCCCGACCCAGTCCATTTTTTCGTTGTGATCCCAGCCAAGTGACTTCAAGTATTTGTGAATGGTGCGGATCTTCAGCTCGGCAGTGCAGAACCTTGTCACAGGGTTTGGCAGGTAATTGCGCTTCTTGATGAGTGCCTCAAACGGCTCACCATCCCTGCTGGCGGTGTCAAATGTGACGCGCTCAAATGCTGGGTCAGCATCTCGGAATTCAAGCCAATGAATCTCCACGCCCCAGTTGTCAGCACAGGCCTGAACAAACCTCAATGTGGCCTCGTCTTCCTTGCCAGTGTTGGCGAAGCAGACGATGGCCTCTGGTGGCAATGTGCCGCCATGAGACTGCAAGACACGCCACAGCATGTATGCGCTGGTGCGGCCACCGCTAAAGCTGATGCAGGTCGGCTCTGTGATCTTGAATGGGTCATGCATGATGCTTCCCCCAGTAGGCGATGAGACTCGCGTCAGATCTGCCATCATCCTTGACTCGTTTGAACATGGCCTGGTTATCAGGAAACAGCTCCATGGCGCGAGCGCGGCTGGCATCTTTGCCTGCGCCACGATGTACGGCCTTCACCCAGGTGGCTGGGGCCACATAGGTTACTGGCATCTGCAAAGCCGCCAGGATGCCCTCGATCATGCCGAATGAACGGCCAAAGCTGAATACGCTAGTGACACCCTGACCGGCCATTGCGCTGACCTTTTCCACGAAGACATGGCAATCATCAGACTTGGCGGTCTTGAGGATCTGCGCCAGCTCGGTGGCCGATACCTGGCGTTTGGCTTTGCCGTTGCGCTCAACCGTCATGGTGGGCATATCGAAAATCATCAGGCTGTCAGTTCCGTTGATCACCGCGATTGCTCCTGAGAGACCTGGATCTATTCCGATAACTCTCATTTGAATCTTTTCAGAATGTTAGACCACGCAAATCCACCAAGCATCTTGGCGGCAAACTGTAAGGCAACAATTTCAAGCATCAAGCCACCAAAGGCAATCGTTGGGAACACGACAGAATCAACCAGTGCGCCAGCTACATTGGAGCCGTTAACGCGAACCATCCAATCTTTGCCTTTCAGGTATTGATATGCCAAAGCATCTGCAACCATTGACAAGCTGAACGCCGCTAAAGATGCAAAGGCAATCATTCCTGTTGCTGGATTGATA